TTAGGTTTTTTATACATTAACAATTTAAAAGTCGGTTAAAAAATGAATACTATAAATAAATTACAAATTGATTCTTTATCCTTACGCGGTTTAGGAAATGAATTTAACAGCTTTGAAAGAAATTTTAAAAGTAAAGACGACGCGTTACAAGCTGTTGCAACAGGCGACTATGTGCCGACACCAGGAAAACTAAATACTGTATTAATTGGCGGCGAATCTAATTCTATTCAATTTTGGTCTTTTGACATTAACGATTTTGTATCGTATTCAGAATTTAGCGCGGCGGGTAATCAATCAAATAAATATATTGATCTTGATGGGGTAAATGATTATATAGGGTTTAATAATTCTGAAAATGTTTTAGACTTTACACAAGATTGGACTATAGGCGTTACTTTGGTAGGTGTAACAGGCGCAAACAGTCCGAAAAACATGACTTTATTTAGTCGCGGCGGTGTACATATAACATTAAAAGCACAATCAGGGTCATCAAATTGGGGTTTATATGTAACAAGTGATAATAATTTGTATAATACTACTAATCGAGCGCAAGCCAACACATGGTATGCGCCAAATGATTTTGACAGGATTTTATTTGTTTATTGTAGCACGACTAAAAGACTTAAATATTATTTAGGTGATCCAAGCACAGGAACTTACGCAATGCGAGCAAATTTACCAATACCACAAACAATGATAGACACACAAAACATTGTAGGAGGTTTAGAGTTAGGTAATAATTGGACTGGTGTAGGAGGAGCTAATTTTAGCGGTGTTAATTGGAATGGTGGCCTGAACAATTTAATAGGATCAAGTATTAAATTTACAAGCCCTTTTATACAAGAGTATTTCCAAAATCAAGCAGTTGACCCAGAAAATCCAGATTCTTTTTTTACAAGTGCTGAGTTTTACCCAGATTTGAGTTTTTATTGTAAACTTGGCGAAGATACTTACCCAAATGTAACAGATGAAAAAGGAAATTTGACAGGTGGCGAATTGTTTAACGGATCACCAGACGATTTTAAAGATATACCAACAACTTAAATTTTACTATTATGCCAGTAGTACCACCACAAGGAAATAAAAAACCAGTAGTGCCGCCGCAAGGCAATAAACGTAAAAAATTAATAACTGTATTATCCAAAGCATTTAAAAAAAATCTTTGGGTTTATACAGTTTTTTTTATTGTATTATTAGAAACTATTAGTTTGTTTTTAAAAGATTTAAAAAGCTATCAAAGTTTTATATATCCGTTATTGTCACAGTTTACAATGTTAGTATTAACATTTCATTTCGTTATTAAATCGAAATCTTTAAAATTTTGTTTTCGCAAAAAAATTGCTTTTACAGTATTATCTATATACTATTTTTTAAATATAATCTATTTAGTTTTTTCTATTGTAGATAATATTTTTTACAATATTGTTACGGTTTTAATGTTTGCAACTATATTTATTTTATCAATATTAACTTTAAAGGAATAAAATATTTACGGTTTTACCGTACTTTTGTATAGGCGTTTATAAGCAATAATAAATTAACTTTGAAATGTTTACAAATAAAATTAAAATGGATAGTTTAATTACACTTTTAAAACATGCTTTTTATGTTGTTTTCGCTTATTTAGAAATAGACATAGAAGTTTTTATTATATTGATTGGCTTTATGTCAATTGATTCTTTTAGTGGAGCAATAGCAAGCGTAAGACTAGGAAATAAATTTAATTTTAAAACCTTAATCTGGGGTTTTTGTTTAAAGCTATGTTTTTTAATTATTCCTTTAACTGTCGCTTTACTTGGAAAAGGACTAGGGCAAAATTATTCTTTAGGTGTTGATATTGTTATGAAAGTTTTAATATTATCAGAATTTTATTCTTTTATTGGTAATGTTTACACAGCTAAAAATAAAAAGAAAGTCGAAAAGATGGACGTTATATCCATGCTATTAAAATCAATTAGAATTTTACTAAAAAAAATAATTCAAGGTTTTTTAAAAAAAATTGAAACTGGCGACAAATGTTTTAACGAAAAAAAAGACAAATGAAAATTAAACTAATTCGATACAATTCTCAACGTGATTACACTAACGGTTTATTATTTGTTAATGATCGATTTGAATGCTACACTTTAGAAGATGAATATAGGTCAATAAAAGTATTTGGAGAGACCAGAATACCAGAAGGAACATATAATATTGAATTGCGTACAGTAGGCGGTAAAAACGAAAAGTATAAAAGAAAATTCCCAGACATGCATAAAGGTATGTTATGGATTAAAGAAGTGCCAGGTTTTGAGTATATTTTAATTCACATAGGAAACACCGACCAAGACACAGCGGGTTGTGTTTTGGTAGGTTCTACAGCAGATAAAGACAAAGGCTTTATAGGGGCATCTACAGCAGCTTATAGAGATTTTTACCCAGAAATAGCAGATCACATTTTAATTGGTGGAAAAGTAACAATAGAAATTAAAAACATCTTTGATTAATATTAAGACAAATACAAAATATATTTTAATGGCAATAGTATTTATTATTGTCATGTTTTTTTTAAACGATTTAAAGAGTTTAATTTTTAATAATGGTAATAACATTGACCAAAAAAAAATAGTTAGAATTGACAGCGTTAAAGTTGTTTATTATACCGATACGGTTAAAGGATCATTTGAAAGCAAAAACCCAACACCGATAAATGTAAAAAATTATTATACTCTTCCAAAAAACGCAAGTAATAACGATTACTATTTAGCTTTAATTAAAGAACTTCAACAAAAATACGATCGTAAAATTGACAGTTTAGATTTACTAAAAGAATTATTAGAGGCTAAAAAAATACGTGAATACGTAGAAACTAAAGAAGATAGTTTTTTAATAGCTACAATTAAAAGCACTACAAAAGGAACTTTAGAAAATCAATTATTTACATATACTTTAAAACCTCAATCGATTACGGCATACGATAAAACCATTACAACGAAAAATAAGCCCCTTTACAGCGTTCTTTTAGGCGCTAATATACAAACATCAGTAAAAGAATTAAATAATAGCGCATTTGGCCTTAATTTAGGTTTACAAAATAAAAAAGGTAACATTTTTGAAATAGGATATAATACACAGCAACAATTTAATTTTGCTTACAAAAAAATCCTTTTTTCAAAATATTAAAATAAAAACACTATCTTTGTAATTCAAAGTCATAATCTATTAACTTTCAAATTTTTTAAAAATAATGTAAGGTTCCATTTTTTAATATTTAAGGACATTAATTATAACAGAAAGTCAGAGTCCTACCTCTGGCTTTTTTTATGCCTATTTTTATTTTAAATAATTATTACTATCTTTGATATTCTACGAGGCGAATTTAAAAGTTCGCATTTAGTTTGTTTTAATCATAATGTAGGCGCGTTTTCCTATTGGCGCGCCTCTTTATTTAGTTTATTTTTGAAATTTACACCCTTACGTTGTGCATTCTTAAGGGTGTTTTTTTGTGTTTTATCCTAATAATTAAATAAAAATACTTATATTTGTGTAAAGTAATTTTAATTAAACATTAAATAAATGAGCAAACAAGATTATAAAATTGACGTTGATATTGCGATAAAAAAATACAACAAAGAAAACCCAGATCAGGAAAAAATGACAAGGCAAAAATTAGCTAAGATTATTGGCGTACACCCACAAATCTTTAGCGATTGGAAGCACAAAAAAAATAGAACGCCAAGTATAATAAATCGATTAATGTTAATTTCGGAAGCACTAGGAACAGAAATAAAAGAATTAATAATTAAATAAATAAACTGATTAAAATGAACAACGAAAACAAATTAATAGAAATAAAAGCGGAAGAGCTTTCAAAAGTAGACAATAACTTATTAAATGAAAATCAATTATCTTTTATATTAAAAAAAACACCTAAAAATCATATATACCAAAGGCCAGGCAAAGGTGGAGGAAAATGGCAATACGTAACAGGCACATATATTAAAAAAGTTTTAAATTTAGTTTTTGGGTGGGATTGGTCATTTGAAATAATAGAACATAAAATTGATATAAATTTTAAACAGGCTTATGTATTAGGAAAATTGACAGTAAATAGTGCAAATAAACAGATTGTAAAAATGCAATTCGGAAGAGTTGATATAAAATTTCGTAAAAATACACAAATGCCTTTAGATGTTGGAAATGATTTAAAAGCAGCAGCAACAGATGCTTTAAAAAAATGCGCGGCAGAATTAGGAACTGCATCCGATGT